CGGTGGCTTCGCTGACCGTGTAGTCGGTGGTGGGGGTTTGTGTGACGCCGTTGAGGGCGACGAGGACATGCTCGGGATCGCTGCTGACGAGTCCGTCGATTGGGAAGGTGACGCTGGTGCCGTCGCCGATGCGGACGGTGGTGTTGATCGAGAGGCCAGGGGCGCTGGCGATGATGTAGGACGAAAGGCCGGTGATCTCGGTTGCGGCGTGGGTGTGGGCGGAAGGTGCGAAGGTCGTTGGCTTGCCGGTGAGCGATGACCAATCGACGGGCGGGGAGACGGCGACGACGGCAGAGGCGAAATCGGTGATCTGGCTGGCGGTGTGCGTGTGGGCCGAGGGAGGAAAGGCGGCAGGCTTGTTGAGGACGCTGTCCCAAGTGGGCGGTGGGGCGAGTTCGGCGATGGCCTGCGCGGTGCGCAGGGGCGTCATCCATTTGGTGTTATCGGTTCCGGCTTCGGCTTCGGCTTGGGTGGCTTTGCCGTCGGGGAGCGCGGCGGGGGTGGCTTCGTCGCCGAGGATGACGGAGTTCTGGATTTCGACTTGCAGCGTGGCGGTGCGGAGGGCTTGGGTCGGTGCTGTCCAGCGGATCTCGAGGAAAGCGGCGATGCTGGCGGGGTCGGAGGAGAAGGCGCCCTCGACCGGGACGGTGTTGAGGTCAAGGATGGTGGACCCGGGGGCCGCCAAAGCGAGAAAGTTGGCGTCGGAAAATGAGGACTTGAGGGCGACGGTGGTCTGCGTGCCTGCGGGGGGATCGATGGCGACGCCGTTCTCGATGAAAATGACTTCGATCGGAACCTGGTCGCGGCGCTTGAGGACGAGGGTTTGAAGCGCGACATTCGACGCGGCGCTCTTGATGAATCGCCGGGCTTTTTGATCGAGGAAAAGTTTCATGCCGCTCGAGGAGCGGCGGACTGTCAAATCGGGCAGGATTCCGAGCGTCTCCTAGAGCGGCTCGGAGGGGTTGACCACAGAGGACACAGAGAACACGGAGCGCCTAATACAGAGTGAATTTTGCGCGGAGGTATTCGGAGACGGCGAGGCGGTCTGACTCGCTGAGGGCTGTGTTGTAAACTATGATTTCGGCGATTGAGCCGTTGAAAGCATAACTCCCGCCCGCTTGGTCGAAGGCAATTGTGGGAGCCGAGCCGAATGTGGCGTTGTAGGTGTTGCTCGTCGTGCTGAAATGGAGGCTCCCATTGAATAAATATCGCCAGTTATTATCGGCGCTGGTGACATTGTAGAGGTGCCAGTTAAAAAATCCGCTGGGCTGGGTGATCGGGCCTTTTCTAACCGACGAAGCCGTTTTGTCGTATATGTCCCCTGCCTGGTATGGGTAATGACCGGAAGACGACGCCGATCCGACATTGCCGAGGAGAGGCCCATTATCGGATGGTGTGCTGGAGGGCTTTGCTACGACAAAAAAACTGGCTGCGGTGCCATTCAAGTAGGTTGGGAGGCTCAGATATTGCGACCCGTTAAAAGTGAGGGCAGGCAATGTGTTGACTTGGTTAAGCGAAAGGGTCGGGCTGTTTGTCCCAGTCGCATGGAATCCATTGCCGCTTCGGTCTTCCCATCGCCGGACGGGGGAGGAATTCGTCGTGACGAGATTGCCGCCGCTCGTCGCGTCGTAAAGGCCGACAGATGAGTCGAGCCAGAGCCTGAGACCGGAGATGCTCGATGGAGAGAAAGCGGGAGGCTCCCAGCCCGGAACATTCCAGAGGAGTTGCGGGCCGTAGTAGACCGCCTTCGCTTCGGTCGTGCCTGCGTAGACGGCTTTTGTTTTAAGGCTGCCTAAAAAAAATGGTATTGCGGCTGATATTAACATGCTGACCGATTCCGAATCTGTGCCGCCAGGACCTGTTGCCGTAAGCGTTGTTTCGTAAGTCACAGCGGTAGTAGCGGACCCTGTAATTTGCCCAGTCGTGGAATTGATGATTAGACCATCAGGCAGCCCTGTCGCTGCCCAACTCGTCACTGGTCGATTCGCGCTGTCGGTGAGCGAAAATGTCTTACTGAACGCCGTGCCAACGGTTCCGGATGCAGTCTGCCCAGCAGTGATGATCGGCACGCCTTCGGCAATCGAGAAGCCGATGCTAGTCGTGAAGTTTGGCGCTGATGCAGAAGCGTTAGCCCCGTAAGTATAAGAGCCTCCCCATCCCACTATTGAACCATCATTTTTTAACGCAAGGAAATAACTATTATCTCCGCCGCCGGCCCCAGCTAGAGCCGTCACACCGGAAAGCCCGAGAGGCAAGTCCAAATAAGCCGGCGGAGCGTAGCCTGCCGGATGCCATGCTACAAGAGACCCGTCATTTTTTGCCGCGAAATATTTTCTGTCCGCTTTGGCAATCGATGTCACTTGACTCAAACCGCTAGGGCTCCCAGTATAATATGCCTCGCCAAATACCTCTACCGTTCCATTGTTTTTAAGGCAAACAACGCCTCGCGTCCTGGATTCATAAGGCTCATAGGGGCCAGTTCTAGCAAGTTCAACGCTTAAAATCGCATCTGCGACATTTGATGTAACTAATCCAAATCCATTGTTAATGAAACTTCCATTACTGCTTGCTATGCCAAAATCTTCGACAAAAAGATCGCCGTTGCTTTTGATTACAAAGAAACCACCTTTATTCCCTATTTTTTGGACACCGGTTAATCCCGTAGAGTATGGAGCAGATTCATCTGAGCATTGCAAAACGCTACCGTTGCTTTTCAATACATAATAACTAGAAGAGCCGCGCACTGCAATTCCGATAACATCATTTCCGGCATAGATATTTAACCTTAATCCATATATACTAGACCCCGCGCCACTACTGGATATATCTCCAATAACACGGATTGTTCCATCGCTTAATAATGCAATTCCATAATAATTCTCATAAAATACCAAATCCACAATAGAAAGCGGTAAATACGAAACTTCGCCGTTTCGCACTCCTCCTACTGATCCCTGATATCCGCGAATTGATGCGGTCCCATTGGCGCTTATTAGACCACTCTTATTTCCGTTGGCATAAAGACTTAAATATTTTCCCGGATACGAAATACTCGCGCTGGAACTCCCCTTCGTAGTTGGAGTGCCGGAAATCAGCCCGGCTGTTCCATTCAACGACAAGCCAGCGGGTAAACCACTACCGCTCCATGAACTGATCGTTCCGGTGTAAGCAGGCGTTTGGGAAAACGCCACGCCAACTTTGCCATTAAAACTTTGTCCAGGCGTAATCACTCGGTGACGATATACAGCGTGTTTGCGTTTGGCGTCGCCGGCATCGCTGAAACCACCGCGATTGCCGTGAGGCCGCCAGTGAGTGTCAGCAGGCGCGAATCGTTGCCTTGGCAAAATGTCCCGGCAGTTGCGCCGAAAGATCCTGCTTGGAGCACGCCGCTGGTTCCGGTGATTATTGGCACGCCTGAGCTAGTGCCGATTGCTCCCGCGTTGGTGATGTTTCCGTGAGAGTGCGTGGTCGGCGTTCTGGCATCGGAGAGGCGAGAGTCATTACCGATGCACACGGTTGTGCTGGTCGTGCCTGTGGGGATGCGGGCGAGCGCCAGCGTGCCGCTCGTGATTTCGGCAGCAGAATGATTGTGCGTGGCTGGCGAGAAAGTGGTCGGAACATCCGTGAGATCGTTGTAGCTGGTGACGCCGCCGCCCCCGCTGGGGTCTTCGGGCACCCAAGCGGTGCCGTTAAATGTGACGACTTGGCCGGTCGTGGCGCTGGATTGCGTGAGGGCTGAGAGCGCGTGCGTGTGGGAGGTGGCGGATTTGCCATCGAGGGCGGTCTGAAGGCCGGTCGTGTCAGCGATGGCGTGCGTGTGTGTCGATGGGGCAAAAGTGAGCGGCTTGTCGGTGAGATCGTTCCATGACGAGACGCCGTCTTCCGTCAACGCCGCGATGGCCTGCGCCGTCCGCAGAGGCGACATCCATTTTGTGTTGTCGGACCCGGCTTCTGCTTCGGCTTGAGTAGCAAGGAAATTGGGTGTGCTCGAGGTATAGAAGAGCGGCAGTTCGGCGGGGTCGCCTTCGTCGCCGCGAATGACATCGTTGGCGATGACGATGGGCAGGGTGAGGCTGGATGAGGTATTCGTGCCGCTGGCCCACTCGATTTCGAGCATGGCGGCGAGGGTCTCTGGCTCGGGGGTCACGACCTCAAATACGGTGTTGAGGGGGACGGTGTTGAGGTTGAGATCGAGGAGGTAACTGGTAGCGGTGCCGGTGCCGGATTTTGTGAAGGTGCCAGTGGCTAAAAACTCCGCCGTGTAGCTGGCGGCAGGCTTGATGCCGAGGCGGATCGCCGTGCCTGCGGGGAGTTCTTGCACGGTGCGGTCGCGGAGGAATTGAAGCTCGATCAGGTCGGTGTCGCGGCGTTTGAGCGAGAGTGTCGTGATGGCGCGGGGGAACGCCGGAGATTGCAGAAATTCGCGGGTGTCGATGTCGAGGAAGAGGCGCATGGCGGGTCAGGAGTTGGCGGGGTGTCAAACAGCTACGAAAGGCTGGGTGCGGACGCGGAGGGCTGACTTAATTGATAAAGTTTCAAATCGACCTCGTTCCCTGATTTTATTTTTTCCGAATCAAAGGCTGCGTGAAATGTTGGGCGGCGATTGAACGACCTTTCTCTATGTGAAATGTCGCCAAAATGAAGTGGAAGCCTTGAGGCGGAAATTTTCGAGAGGGCTTCGTTAAAGCACGGGAACCTAAAAACCTTTAGCTTTTCGGATTCGATTAACCCTTCCAAAGCCCGAAACTTAGCCTCAATAGGTGTCGGGGCGGGGCATTGCTCCTCTGGATAAAAGCAGGCGTATAAATACTTGGTCATCCAGTTCTCGCTAATCTGCTCCGATTGATTATATGCAGACGACGACTCGATTCGTTCCACGGGCGGGCGAATAAAAGTAAAGCATTCCAGCGGCTTGGGAGAGTGCTGGGCGATTTTATCGACAACGGATTTGTGGGCATCTCGATTTTCAAAAGCGACCGATGTGGCACAGGCAAACAAGAGGCCGGGGTGATTCATTTTGAAAAGCATGGAGAGCGACTGCTTGGGGGCTGGTTCCGCTCCTAAAATATAGGCTTCGATTTCAACCCCTCCGTTGTTTCCAAATTGCAAAACTGCCCAAGATTTTCTCAATCGGTTGGAGCGATCTCGCAAAATTTGCCTCATGGATTCTCGCGTGTAGGTTGTGCCGCATCGCGGGACGGCCAGAAATAGTGGCACTGTGTCCAATTCTTTTGGTTTGGGTCGCTTTGGAGCGATCAACCGAGCCAGAGAGCCATCGTCGCATCCATGCAACAACGCCGTTTCGGTATTTACGGGATCATTCATGGGCTTGGACTTGTAGTCCGATCCGTGGCATCCCTGAAAAACTCCGCCCCCCGTGTCTTGGTAATTTTTCGTGCGCCAACAGTGCTGGATCGTTTGGCTCTGTGCCGCCAGCTCGTGCAAATGTGCGCCTAAATACAGATCGAATGCCGTGTCGGGAGGGAAGTGCATATAGTCGCGGAAATACTGTGAGAAATGTGGCGGATAGACGGCAACGCCGACGACATAGTTTTGTTGCACAACATACTTTCCAGAGCGTCTATCGCAAGTCGCTTTGACGCCAAGGCACGGCATGGCGGCGGCAACATATTCCGCCTCGATGATGTCGAGCCATCTTGGTCGCATCGGCGTGGAGTCCAGTTCGCACCACAACCACGGGAAGGGGTTGTTGATTTCCTCAAGGTGTTTTACGGCTTGCGAGAAGTAATAATTCGGGCCGCACGGCCAGCCTTCCGGCCCATTTTCATCAAAGATGTGGGTGTCGCAGGATTCAAAAAGCCCGCCAATTTCAACGGATAGGCGGAGCGCATAAATGCTCGCCTGTGGTGAGGCTACCACCAGCAGACGGTGTTTTTTGCACTTTCCTTGAGTCAAGACGGCAGAAATAAAATCCGCCGCAATGTGGCGATCAAAAATCGAAACTGGAACGACGAGTAACATTAGACAGCGACAAAGGGTTGAGTGCGGACGCGGAGGTGTCCGCGACATTCGCCTTCGGTTTCGTGGTAGGCTCGGTGGTGGATTATTTCGGGGGCGTCCTTCGGAGCGTCGGAGGATTTGCGTTTGATGTGGTCGCACACAATGTGTGGAACGCAGGCGATCTTAAGTCCGGCCGGATACCAGCGGGACCAGCAGAGGAAGAGGTCTTGGGTGCCTTTTCCCTCGTATCCTGTGAAGTCGGCATGAGCCAAGGCTCGGGCAGAGAGGAGTGTGCAACCTAATCCGCACCAGTCGGAGGGGACGATGGCTCCGCGCCCGATGGCTGGATAGGCGAAATCCATCCAACCGCGCCGCCGCCATCCGTGCTTGGCGGTGACTTCAAAGACATTGCCATCGGGCGGGCAGTTTTTAATCCGTTCGCGGAGGCGGCTCATGCGCTTGTGCTCGCGCTCGGCGGTTGGTTGGTCTTTGCAGGACTTGAGGCGGGACTCGCAGGTGTCGAGGCAGAGTTTAAGGCGAGGAGGGAGTTTCTTTTCGGAGGGGAGGAAATCCTCGGCGATCTGGTGCTGTGGCGAGCCGAAGCCGCCGAGGAAAAGGCCATTGGGGTAGGTGGCGGCGGCGATGTCGTAGTGTGGCGAGCCGTCCGCCGTGGGCATGGCGAGCGTCCATTCGAGGACGCGCAGGGCATCGCCGCTGACGATGGTGTCGCTTTCGACTACCCAGCATCGAGAGGCGCGGATTTTCCGTGCCATCGCAAAGCCTGATCCTTGCAGGCGGGCGATTCGGAGTTGCGCTTCTTCTTTGTAGCGCGTGGAGGTATCGTCACCTAAGGCGAGGCGTAGGACGGTAAGCCGCCAGCCTTCGGGGAGTTCGGATTGCAGGGCTTCTTCGGCGCGTTTTGCGTCTTTCGATTCGTCTGTGACAAAAATAAAATGCGCCTCGGCATGGTGCGCGGCGGCGGCGGCAATGGCTCGGACGCATTGAGGGAAGGCGTGCAGGTAGGTCTTGGTCGCGGCGACTACGATGGATAGCATAGATAAGTCACTGCGGCTTTTGGTAAAAAGTAGGTGTTCGCTATTGAGGAGCCGGAAAAAGTTTGGGGCGCGGTGATTGTAGAGTTGGCATATTCGCCGGGGGGTATGATCGCGGTGCTGTCGTTGGCCTGTGCGATTCCGCCGACGACGAACATGGCGGGCGAGGGAATCCATCCGCTCGCGAGTTGGCTGACGGGGAAGCCTCTTGCGCCTCCTAGTTGAAACGATGTGATCGCGGCCCCGCCTGCCTCAATAGGCGTGGTTGTCGAGCCGGAAGTTCCTGTGATTGTGGTGCCGGAAGTTGTCGATGCGGTCTGTCGGCTGGAAGTGGTTTTTGCGAACTCCTCACCCCAAATCCGGCGAGTAGTAATTTCGGTCTTTGTCGCCGCCGTGCTGGATGTTTTGCTTGTTGCGGGGATTTGGGACACCGTGACGAATGGCTTGGGTGTCTGCACCCCTGCGGAGATGGAGACGAACGGCCATGTCACCGACTCGCTAGAGGCGATGCCATCCACGCTGATGGATTGGCGGGGGGTTGCCGTGGTTCCGCCGAGAGTTCCCCATGCGTAGGCGAGGCCGTAAAAAGCATCCGCCCCGCCGCCGTTGTTTTGCCTGCTTTGGTTTTGGAAATTGACGAAATAGTTGGCTTGCTCGCCGAAGCCGTTTGCGCCGCCTTCGTTGCCAGTAACTCCTTCAATTTGCGAGGTTGAAAATGTTTCGACCCATTCGCCGTCGATTTCTGTCTCGAAGTAGTCTTTAGCAACAGCCAAATCGTTTGAAAAACTCCCAGTGCCCGACCTAACAGTTGGCCGGGCGTAGGTTTCCTCAGTATGCGTCGGGACGCCTTCTGTGTAAGACACGCCCGCGAGACTGTAAGTGACCGATGAGTCGCTCCAAGCCGAGCGGGTTGTTGTTTGTGCGTTTGCTCCCCATGAGCCAGTGCCGTCATTCCATCCAAGTTGAGTTGTGCTGGATTCCGATGCGCCTGTTTGAATCGTTATATTTGCGGAAGATAGAGGAAAGTGGCCGGGCCAGCCGGGATAAAAATAAGCCCCTGTGCTATTGGCGGCGGCGATCCCCCGAATTGTTACGGTGGTTTCAGACCCCTCTTCCTGTATAAATCCTGTATCTGTCGCGGTGTCGGCGACTACGGGATTCTGGCTCGTCGTGCCTGCGACTCGGGTTATTGTGAAAGTCGTCGGCCCGCTGTAGGTATCGTAGGCGGCGGTATCAGTCGGCCCGCCATTCGTGGCGTTGAGGGCGACATCGGATTTGAGAAAAGCCGCCGTTTCGCCTTTTCCTAAAATGTAAACCGTGTGAGCGGTTTTTTTCCAATACGAGTCAATCCCCATGCTCGTCGTGACCACCGTGGCGTCTTCGGTCGCGGTGGTGTTGGTCGTTTTGTTTTCCGTCCACGATTTCGCGTTGGTCGTGGTCGGCAATGTGACAACCGAAGTTCCGACGCTTTGTGTGATCGTCGTGCCGACTTTTGCTAGTTTCTCCTGCGTTGTCGTGGTGACTTTGCCGTAATTTGTAACGGTGGTTTTTGTGGTGGTTTGCGATGCGTATGTCCAAAAATATAGACTTGCAGGAACAGCTACTCCGCCGCCGCCGTTGTATGTATAAGTCGCATAAAGGGCTTCTTGAACAGTATTCCCATCGCTATCCTTTGGCGCATTTGGGGTAGCCATAACATGACCTTCGCCAGTATCGTATTGCCTGCGTGTTTCTACTCTGCTTGTTACGCGTTCGCCGTTTTCATAGTAAAAAGCATCATCTGACTGCCTTATAATAGTCCATGTATATCCATGACTGTTGGTTGCTGAGTATAACCCTTCAGGAGATACTGTTTCGTGAAAATCTCCAGCTCCTGAACCGTGTTCAAAGGTTACCCCTCCCCACTCGGAAACATATCCGTCAATTATTTGTTGATTCGTGTAAGTTATTGATCGCGATTCGCCTCCGTTATCTTGAATCTTATATGTCTTCCCATCAGCGTCGTCTCTTGTAGTTGAGCTGACTGTCCACCCTCCAGTTTGTATTTCAAAAAAAGAGTTACTCCCCGACTCCGTGCGCTCATAGCTCGTCCCATTCGCCAACGGCGCTGTAATTGTGTAGGCGATCATTAGTATCCTCCCCCGCCACCACCCCCACCACCCCCACCACCGCCGCCACCGCCACCACCTCCGCCACCCGTGCCTTGGTAGCTGTGGTAAATCCAGTTTAGATAGACCTCGTAAGGATACTCGCCTGCCGCCACGGAGCCTTTTTCCGTGATGTAAACCATTTGCGGAGTAGCGGAGAGGTTATCAAACTCGACTTGAAACGCCGCGTCTTTCACGACCGCGCCGAGGACGATGTTGAGATTTGATGGGACGCCGTATTTCACGGCGGCATCCGGCGAAGGCAAGGATGCGCTGACCTCGATGGTGCAGGCATTGAGTTCCTTGCCGTTGGAGGTGCATTTCAGCAGGACATTCTTTAATGTCGCATCGCCTGTGAATTTCCTTAATTTCCCGCCGTCGAATAAATTTGATGGGATCAGCCCGTTGATCGTTCCCGGCCAGACTTGAAATTCGTAGGAGTTGTAATTCCCATCATCGTCGGGCTCACCGACTCCCGTCATGTTGTGGATTTGCCACGGGTGGCGATCTATGGAACTCCCCCCGCCGGCGGCTCGCGGGGGCTTGAGGGAAACGACGGTGCCGTTGAGGGTTTCCGTGAGCTTGATGCCGACGCCTGGGAGCACGCGAGCGCGCTTGAGGGCGTCCATCGCCAAGTTGAGATCGGCGGCGGAAAGGGGGGCTCGTTTTTGGAAGGAGGGGTATTGCATCAGGGAGTGCTGCCGCCGTAGATGTCGGCATTCCACCCGCCGGGGCCGCTGGACATATATTCGCGGGTGACTTCCCAATTTTTATCGGCGTCTTCGCTGGCGTCGCACCCGGTCATGAGCCAATTCGCTCCATCGGGGAGCGTGGGGGCTTTGGGCGGGCTGGCGATTTTGCCGAGTTCCGAAAGATCCGGCTCTTCGGTATTCGCATCGGTCACACGGATGGAGACGCGGGGCTGGAGGTAGTCGGTGAATCCGGCGAGGTAGAGCTTGATGAATTTCTGAAATCCTTCGCCTTCGGAGGTGAGGGTGAGCGTGGAGATGTCCGTGCCTTCTTTTTGCCATTTGTCCCACTTTTTCCATTCGGCTTCTGTGACGGCCCACTTGCCGTCCTCTTGAAAAAACGGATGCGTGGCGAGGGGCTCCTGGCTGGCTGTGCCGCTGACGGAGTATGTATCGCCCACCGTGTCATCGACCTCGTCGTAGGTGAGGACGGCGCGGCCATCGGCAATCGAGCGCCGGACATTGCGGATTGAGGAGCCGGTGGGTTTTTGAATGGCGTCGATACCGGTAGCCCCCACCATTTCCATCGTAACGGTGGTGACGCCCCGGTTGCGGTTGTTGACGGTCTTTTCGCGGCGAGTTTCGACGGACATGGCGGATTAGGCGAGGAGCGGTGTGGGGTTGAGGTTGCCGAGGCGCTGGGCGATCTGGCGGAGGAAGTTTGTCTGACGGCGGTTTTCATCGAGCAGTGCGGCGGGACCGCCCGCGATGCCACCTCCGCCGCCGATCTTGGCGAGGGAGCTGGCGAAGAGGGGCTGGTTGGTGGCTTGAGTCGCTTGAGTTGTTTGCGCTGACGGGCTGCCGTCTTGTTGGCGCTGGGCAAATTCGGCGTTGGCGGATCGATTGGCGAAGTCGAAAGCTTCGTTGCCTTCGATCCCTGCTTGGCGGGCGCGCTCGAGGGCGGCTTGGTAGTCTTTGACGAATTGGAGTTTCCCTTCTTCCTGGGTATTTTTACTGGCTCTGGCTTCGGCGATGGCGAGTTCTAACTGGAGGGTCTTTTGAAGTTCGGCGTTGGCAGCGGCTTTTTCGGCGGCGACGCGAGCTTCGGCTTCGGCTCGTTCCTGATCGCGGGCGGCTTGCTCGGCAGCGCGGTCGCGTTCGTCGTTGATGGATTTCTCGATGTCCACCAATTTGGACCGTGCTTCGAGGAGTGCTTCCATTCGCTTGGCTTCCTCGCCGGTGAGGAAGGTGGCTTCGCGCTTGGCGGCGAGCGCGGCGACCTCGGCATCGACGGCGGCGGTGGATCCAAGACCCACACCGGAAAGGGTGGTGTCCTTCTGCTCCTGCGCGCCGAGTTCGTTGAAGGCAGAGTCGGCGATCTTTTTGTCGAGGGCGGTTTTACCTTTGCCGAGTTCTTCGTTAAGCGAAGCTGCTTGGCGCTCGCTTTCAGCAAGCGCGGCGGCGCGGTCCTTCTCTGCTTGGCGCTGGGCCATGATTTCGGGCGAGATTTTCGCCATGCTCGATTTCATTTTTTCGAGCAGTCCGATTTCGATTCTGTAATGAACGGCAATATCTTCTCGCTGTGATTCCGAGAGGCTGTCGTCACTATTTAACTCACCAAGCTTTGCTTTTACCCGATCAATTTCTTTTTCAACATTGGCAGCAAAAGAAATTTTGTCAGCAGCGCTGGAGATATTTTTAAACTCGCCTTGCAGTCCGCGAACCGTGTTTGCAGAATCATTGCTTGCATCTTCAATCCGACGAATTGCTTCTTTCGCCTGATCAAGTTTGCCCATGATAAATTCAACTCCGGAAGCAAGCGCGGCAACTAAGATTCCAATGCCCGTTGATATGAGAGCGCCTTTTATTGCAACCCCTGCGGCCCTTGCAGCAACTGCTACGCTTGTCAGAGCGGTGCGCCCAGCCGTTGCAAATCCGCTCCAACTAATCGAGGCCATCCCCGCCCTGACTTGTGCAAATGCCGCCAGCGCTTTGGGGCCAAGCGTTGAAAACATTGTCATTACTTTAGCATCAAAGCCCGACTTAAAGAGAGCCATTGCAACCGTAACTCCAACAATCTGAGGAATCATTTGTGCAAGAACTCCCCCAAGGTTAATAGCGGCGAGAGCTACGCCACCGAGCATTTCTCCCAGACCTGTCAGGTCGGTCTGATCAAGCGTCGTGGCAATTCGCTCAAGCGCGGGGGCTAATGCGGCGGTGAAAGCCGCCGAAAGTTGTTGGCCCTTTAGCGAGGCGGCTCCTAAAGAATCGGAGATTGAGTCAAAAGATCCAGCATTAGCAGCCATGACCCCGGCCAGTCCGCCGACTTGGGTGGCGGCAGTAGCGAAAGCATTGGAATCCGAAAAGAGCGTGAGCATTTTGCCGCCGCTTTTGCCGAAAATTTCCATGGCGGCGGCAGTGCGAGCGGCGGGGCTCTGAATGCCTTGGATGGCGGTGGCGACTGATTTGAATTGTTCGCTAGGAGATTGGCTCTCTAGTTGAGCCAGAGAGAGGCCGAGCTTCGCAAAAGTATCCGAGGCTCCGGTGCCGCCTTGTCCGGCTTGGACGATGGCGCGCTGGAGGCGGTTGATCGATGGGCCGACTTGCTCGGCCCCGAGTCCCGCATTTTTGAATGCTTGCTCGAGGACGACTAGGTCACCCACGGCGATGCCGGTCTGCGAGCTGATGTCAGAGAGCCTGCCGCCCATATCGAGCGAGCTTTTGACAGCAGCGAATGCCCCGGCGAGACTGCCAAGGGCGGCTAGGGGCGCGGCCACATTTGAGAATGTGGACATGAAATTCTTGGCGGCCCCTTGGGCGCGATTCATCGCGGCCTGGAGGCCGGCGTCGCGAGCGCCGAGTGTGACTGTGACATCGGCCATGGCGTTACCGGAGACCGGCCTCCTTGGCTTTTACATAGCGGATTTGGTGGTTGAGCATGGAAAAGAATTTGCGGCGGGCGAGATTCACGGCGAACCCTTCATTGCCACGGGCGAGGGTCTGCCGGGCATAGCCGACTTGGTTTTTAATTTTGAGTTTCCAGCCAAGCCCCGAGGCTTTGCGGTCGTCGATGGCTCCTTTGGCGCGGATCGTGTTTCGGCGCACCCATGCAGGGATGCCACGCAAAGGCTCGCGGACATCTGCTTTGCAGGCAGCGGCGGCGAGCCCCCAACCGGCTTTCACGATGCCGACCTTCTTTTCGGTATCGCGGATGATTTTGCGATAGACCGCTTGTTTGATAATGGCTCGGTCAAGCAAGCCGAGGCGCTTGGCTTGGCCGTCCGATCCGCGTTTGGATTTGTGCCAAGTCTTAGCGGCGGCGAGATTGGAAATGGTCTCTTGGGTGTCGAGCGCCCATACAACGCCAGACTTTTCATGCAAGGCTGCGCCGCCGCTGCTAAACGCTTTCCCGCTTGTGACCTCTTTCCACCATTTTGGATTCACGATGGTAAAAATGCCCCGGAGGTTTTTTGCGATTTTCTTTTCGCCCTGTTTTTTTGCCGCGCTGCCAAGGCCGGTCGGGAATGTGTAGCGGGCGCACTCCACCGCGCAAAGGCGGCCAGCATTGTGAACAAGTTGCCGCACCTCCTTGCCGACGATGCGCTCGTATTGTTGCATCTTTCGGCGGAGTTTCGTCTCGTCCACTTTGATTCGGGGTGCGGCCATTTTATTCGTCCTCGTCGTCAATAATGGGCAGGGAAGTCAAACAGGCGTCGAGCTGGGCCTCGGGCGCGGCCTGTGGCTCGACGGTCCACGCACCGCCGCTCCAGAGGGCGCAATGCTGATAGGCTAGAGCGCGGTGAAGCGGGAGTTCCCAAAGGATGAAGTCTTCGCGCCAACCTGTCTTCTCGGCGATCATGAAGATGCGCGAGGCAAGCCAGGCTGGCTCTAGGAGTTTGGGGGCGCATCCTTGTCAACGCTGTCATGGCGTGGGACGACATCGACGGTTTGCTCGTGAACGGCGTTGAGCGCGCGCTCGATTTCCACGATGAGCTTCGGCACCGAAGACACGGTGACCGATTCGCTGTATTGAAAGACGGCGGCTTTGAACGCCTCGGGCGAGTCGTGGGTGACGCGGAGGACTTCCTGCTGCGGCGCGGAGTGAATGAAAATCCACTCGAGCGCGGCCCAGATGTGGTCTGGTTTTTGGTCGGGGTTGGAAGGCGTGACGAAGATGTTGCCGACACGATTCAAGAGCGCGTAGGTGCCGGAGGTGAGCGGGCGAAGTGAAAGCCCGCTAATCTGCGGAGCGGGGGTCAGGAGGTTTTTGGATCGGTCGGGTTTCATTTGATGTAGGAGAGGAGTTTGTCTTTTTTGTCCTGTGGAAGATCGGCAGGGACTGTGACCATGCGGTTCCCTCGGCGGAGAACGGCTGCGGGCGTGAGGTCGCGGATTTTGTCGCGGAGTTCGGAGAGGTGGCGGGCAGACCATCGCATGAAGGCAATGGGGTGGTGCGAGTGCTCGAGGCACCACTGCTCCGAGTTGTAGCGGCGTTGGAATTCGGTGAAGTCGATTTCCTCCCGGCCTTCGGCGGTGACGAAGAGGCCTTTGCTGGATCCGTCGATATACCACTCCACTTTGCGGAGCGGGCCTTTATCGGTCTGCTCAACCGTGTCGCGGAATCCGCTGCCTTCGACTAATCGAAAGCCGCTGGTGAGCGCGTCGGCGATGAGCCGGGTATTCTGCGCGTTGAGGGGATTGTTGCCGTAACGGACGCGTCCGTCTTTGGTGGTCTCGCCGAGGGAAGTCTCGGTCAGGTAGTGGTAGCTGTCGCCTGGTTTTAACATAATGGGATCGGTGGGCAGACGGCCGGTCTGCGAGCGGGCGCGGTGGCGCGGTTAGGTAGCTGACGGGAAGCCTTCTCCGGAGTATTCCCAAGACTCCCAGTCGTCGTTATTTGTCTGATTTTTGATCGAGTTGATGATCACTTTGCCTGTGACGCCGCCGGGCTTGCCGGTGCCGCTGGCGTTGATCGAGACGGGGCAGGCCGCGCCTTTGCCGGAAACGGTAAAGGTGAACTTGGGGTCGTAAACGGCGGCCTTGGAAAACTTGCCGTCCTTGGTGACAAGGATGGCAACTTCGCCCTGCGAGGTGACTTCCACGCTTTGCGCGGTAGCCGTGGAGATGAGGGAAATTCCGATGTCAGTTGGAGCGGCCATAGGTTAGTTCGAGGCAAATTGTTGGTAGGTGATCTCGTAGTCTGGGAAGTCCTCAGCGGACTCGGAGACTTTGGCGGAAGTGATGACTGCCGTGCCGGTGACATTGAGATTGGCTGTTACGGCGGGGGTGTAAGTGCCTTTGCCTTTGATTACCGTCTCTGTGGTGAGAACGCCTTTCAGCACGGCGAGTTTGGTGACTCCGGTCGTGTCGCGCACGGAGGCGATTTCGGCGGTTTCTGTTTGGGTCGTTTCCTGCACAAAGCCGGAGGCTGGGTCAGTGACTCCGAAAAGATCGATGGATGCAAAGGCCATGGGTTATTCGTTGGTGGGTTGTGGCGCGGAGGGAACGCGCAGGGTGAAGTAAAATTCCAGTTTCGTGCCGTCTTCGACCGGCACGCTGCCGACGCTGGCAAATGCCCCGGCGGCGTTGGCCTCGTCGATCAGGTCGCGGAGTTTGGATTCAAGGTCGGACATTTGATTTTGCTGGGTTGTCAAATTGTAGAGCTCGAGGTTTTCCTTTTCGGCTTCGTCGATGTCATCGAGGGAACGAAAAAGAAGGTCGGGCATTTGATTTTGCTGGGTTGTCAAATTTCTCTCACACCGACGACAAGTTCGGCCGTGGTTACGAGGCGCTCGTCCTCACGGGATTCGCTCCAGGTGGTGAGGTGGCGACCGCTGAAAACGAGAGTCGGCGGGAAGAAGGTGGCGACGGCGGAGAGATTGGCGGCCGTGCGGAGGGCGGCCGTCAGAGTGCGGTGGGTTTCCAGCGCGTCCTCGAGGAGCACCGGGGTGGAGAGGGTGATCTGAACCGTGGCGCGGTAGAGCTTGGCGACCGGGCTTTCGGCGTTGTCGCACGAGACGACGATGACGGGCAGGTCGCCGGGGATTTCTTTGTCGTCGGTCGCGCCGTGGATCGTGAGGCCTTCCATGGCTGGTAGAGCGCGAAGATAGGCGACGATGGCGTTTTGGGTATCGAGAGTCATTGCGCGGAGCCGGGCGTGAGCGTGACAACATGCTCGCCGGTGATGTTGGTCTGCTGGGTGATTTCGGTGACGAGGTAGGTGCGCCCGTTGTGAAGCACCGATTCCCCACGACGCGGAGGGCTTTGAAGGTCGGAAACCAAAAATCGGCATCGGAACTCGCCGCCCTGCTTCAGTCCGCCGGTGTCGAGGTCGAGGCCGATGGCCGTGGTCGCCAAGCAAACGCGGATCTCCTGCCCGCGAAATTTCACAAGTATTCCGTGGAGGGCATTGCCAACGGCGGCTGAGCGGAGAGCGAGGGCGTTGCGAGCGTTGGGCGACACGCCACTGGGCGCGTGTCAAAAGAAAAGCCCCCGCCGGAGTGAGACGGCGAGGGCTTTTGCGGGCGAGGAGCGCGGTGCGGGCGCGCTTGCGGGAATTACTTCTTTTTCTTGGGTGACTCTTCTTCGGCTTCCACCTCAACGGCGGGAGCTGGCTTGGCTTTGCAGATATGGCGCTTGAGCGTGTCGCCGAGGGAGACGACGAGCGTCTCGTCTGCGGTCAACTCGCCGGCGACCTGCTTGGCTTTGAAGGCTGCGAGCTGGTCGCCGAGCGGGACACTCGGAAGGCTTTCCACCTTCCAAGTGTCGCCGGTGCGGGTGAGCGTGATTGCTAGGCGCATCAGGCTTAGGCGCTGACGATGCGCTTGAGGGCGGCGGCGTGGCCGAGGGCGTAGCCGTAGTTGACCTCGAGGACTTGTTTTTCGGTGTCGGTGTCGGGGTCAGCCCATGCGCGGTATTCGATGGTGAGGCCGGTCTCTGGATCAACGGCGGTCTCGTAGCTGGTGAGGTGGTTGAGCACGCCAGGGGATGGCTGGATCGGCGAGAAGGCGACCAAGATCGACTCGGGGAGTGCGACCATGCCGACGAGGTTTTGGCTGTTGCCGGGGATGAGGTTGGTTCCGATGACATCGAAGCCAGCGATCTGTGGCAGGCGGCCGTTTTGGATGGCCGATGCGCTGCCGACTGCGGCGGCGTTCTTGATGCCGGCGTCCTTGAGGAGCGCGCCTTCATAGGAGTTGTCGAGGATCATGACGCGGCTGGACTTGGACCATTTGGCCTGGTCAAGCGCGGTCTTGATGGTGATGAGGTCGTCGCTGTCGAACGCGGAGGCCGCGCCGGTGTGGATCGCCGCGCCGTAGTTGGCGAGGGTGACGATCGAGAGGATGTCGCGGAGGATGTCCTCGGCGAGTTTGCGTCCTTTCAAGAAACCGAGCTGCTCGGGATTGAAATAAGGCTGGCGGGCGAGTTCGCTCGATGTGAAGGACAGCGCTTGGTATTTGCGCTTGTTGACCGTGATCTCGCGGGAGTTGATCGCGTTCGTGTCGCCGAAAGCGTAGGTGCCGTTGAAGTCGCTCGTCGCGTCAGTGGCGAGAGGGAAAAACGGAACCGAGATTTTGTCGGTGCCTTGCAGTGGGACCGAGTTGAACACGGTCGAGAAGGAGTTGATTGGGAGAAGTGCCTCGCGGAGCGCGATGAGGGCGCTGTCGAGGACGACATTCAGTTTGAGTTCGGAGCTGATGGTAGTTGCCATTTTAGTGGGTGGTGGTGGTTAGGTGAGGTTGTTGGGTTCGGTGATTGGTGAGGTGTCAAACGCCGTGGAGTCTCGAGTGGGCTTCGAGGGCTTTGCGGTTGGCGCGGAAAATCCGGGTCTTGTCGGCTCCGGTGGAGTTTTTCCACTGGTCGTAAATCGATCCGGAGTCTTGCACTTGGTCGACGGCGGGGACGACGCGGGCAGGTGAGAGACCGAGGGAACGCTCGAGGCGGTCGAGGTCTTCGCACTTGGTGGCGAGTTCGCCCTTCACGAGTTCGAGTTTCGACTCGATCGCTTTGGCGTGAGCTTCGGCGGCTTCGGCACGGGCGATCACTTCGTTGTATTTGGCGAGGATCGCGTCGGCTGCGGTGGCGCGAGCTTGTGGTTCGGCGGGAGCGGGTTGCTCTGGCTCGGGTGTTGGCTCGACAGAATCGGCAGGGACGGCGACCTCTTCGACGATTTCGGGGGCGGGAGTTTCGACAACTTCGGGAGCGGATTCGCTGACGACGGTGTCTAGGACTTCGGGAGCGGTGGGCTCTTGGGTTTCAGGCTGCTGGGTCATGCCCTGCGCGAACTTGTCAAATCGGGCGCGGAGTTGGGCGGGGGTTGCGGTGGCTGCGGCGGCGACGCCTTCCTCGATGGCATCGGCGAATCCGAGGGCGACGGCTTCGACAGCGTCCAGCCATGTTTCTTCGTCCATCATCTGGGCGATACGGTCAGCCTCCATGCCGGTTTTGCGGACATAGGCGTTGCGGAGGGAGTCTTTGAGTTTGTCGAGGAGAGCGGCTTCGCGGCGGAGCTGGTCGCTGTCTCCCATGCTGACGGTCCACGGGTTGTGGATCATGAGCAGGGCGTTGTCGGCGATGTAGACGGGAGCGCCTGCCATAGCGATGACCGAGGCCATCGAGGCGGCGAGCGCGTCGATGTGGACGGTCAGACCGCCTTTGTGTCGGCGGAGGGCGTTATAAATGGCCGTTCCCTCAACCACGGACCCACCGGGCGAGTTGATGCGGAGATGGATGTGTTGGCCTTCGAGCTTGCCGAGGTCGGCGAGGAATTCTTTTGAGCCTGAGCCGAAAGCACCGACCTCATCATAGAGGTGTATCGTTGTTTCGCCGTTGTCGGATTTTTCCAATGCATAAAATTTCGGGGTGGATGTGGGTGTGGTCATGGTTGTGCGGGTGGTTGAATGGGTTGCTCGGCGGCATCCGGCTCGGCGGGTTGTTGGGCGGCGATGCCGTTGCGGAGGGAGTTCGGGAAGACCTGCGAAACATCGAGGCCGAGGGCGTCGCACTTGGCTTTGCGGCGGAGGTAGGTGTCGATCACATCGTCCTCCTCCTCGGTGGCTCGGAGGCCGAGCATGTTGTAGTAGCGCGTCGGGGAGAGGTGGCCTTTGTCGAGTTGCTCGCTGTAGGCGCGGGCGTCGCGTCCGCTGTCCACGGTGATCTTGCGGGGGGCGAGCCATTCGTGGCGCCACCAGTCATCGCCGGGGTATTCGAGGCGACCGGCCTGCATTTCGTGCCAGAGCCAGTATTTGTAGAAGGGGCGGCAGAACTGATCGATGACCTGCTGTTGGAGTCGCTCGAGGAAATTCTGGGTGACTTCCAAAACGGCGCGTTGCTCGGTGCCAGCGAGGCCGACATTGACCATCATGGCTTCGGGCGGGAGGCCGATGGCGAAGGCGACATCGGAGCGGAGGGCGCGCATGACGGCTTCGTAGGTTTGGCCGGGGATGTCGTTTTTGAATGCTTCGAGCTTTTCGCCTGGCTTGAGGCGCGGGAGGAGGATGCCGTTCGGGAGGTCGCTGGTGGTGAGGTCGCCGACTTCGTTGCTGGTGGTTTTCATTCCAGCGCCGAGGCCGATTTTGGCGACTTCGGTGCTCGTGACCATGTAGCCGATCTGGGCGCCTGCTTTGTAAGCGCCCTTCACGAATCCGTTAATTTCGGAGATGTCGCGGAGGTTGGCGGCGGCGGAGTGAAACCATGAGACGCCACGCGGTTGGCCTTGGCGGCGGATGTGGCGGAAATGCAGGATGTCTTCGGCGGGGACGCGGAGGCCGTCTTCGCTGTTGAGCGTGTAGGCGGTCGGCGCGCCGTAGCGGTCGAGGATGACGCCATCGTGCGAATCGGTGGCGAATGATCCGGCACCGCCGATGGACTCGCCGCCGAGGAATCGAACGCGAGCCGCGCCGTCTTTGGTTTTGAGGAATTGCGCGAAGAAGTCGCCGTCGATGGCGACCTGGCGAAGGATGAGACTTTGCGCGGTGTAAAAATTGACCTGCGCTCCGGCGTCGAATGCCCATGCCTCGGCGCAGTTGCGATCTTCGAAATACTGATCGACCTTTTTGTTCCACTCGGTGTTCGAGGTTTTGGGTTGAACGACGATGCCGGTGCCGATCGCGCGCTGGGCGAGGTGCTCAACGATGTAGGTGGCCTGCGGTGCGTTGTTGTAGAGCCAGCGCGAAACCTTGAGGATTTCAAGTCGGCTGTGCGCGGTGAGTTCGCGCTTCGGGTCGGTCGTCGGAACCCATATGAGGCCGCGATTTAAAGAGGGCTGGGCGGCTTCGAACGCGGCGGCTTTGGCATCGAGCTTGCGGGGGCGGCCTGCTCCGGGGCGAGTTCCTCCCCAACTTGATTTTTTTGATTTCGCGGACACGCCCGAGGGCGCGTGTCAAATGGCGGTCCCGTAGCGGGAGCGGTCAGCGATGTTGAAAAGTTGGCGTCCGTTCGGGCCTTCGGAGAGGATTTCTTCGAGGGCTTGGAGGAGGAGCCACTTTGGGAAGGAGACTTGTCCGCTCGATGCGGTGCCGTCGCCAGAGATGGATGTGATGACGACTTCCTCGGACGCAGAAAGAAAAGCCGCATCGGCGAGGGCTTGGAGTTCGGCGGTGTTCTTGGTGCGGCGGAGGTAGCTTTTAACGCCGCTGATTTTGTCGAGGTCGGTCACGCCTCGGCGGGCGTGTCAAAAGGGATTGACCACCGAGGACACGGAGAGCACGGAGGGGGAGATCGCAGGGACGGCGCGGCCGCACCTTTTCAGTCGCCGGGTTTTACGGAGTGAATCGAGCGGCCCAGCGCTCCCCGATCCGGCCGCCGCCCATTACCCATCGAAGAGAAGAGGGGCTTGTCACGGCAATATGTAGATCGACTGCCTGCATGAAGTCGGTTGAGTCAAAGATTAGAAATTGCGCTGCAGTTCAAGCGTGGCTTGATTTCGCGGGGTCTTTTCTAAACATATTTTTGACGGAAATTCTGGTGTCTTTTTCCTTCAAAAGTTCGGGGAAAAGTTCGGGGAAAAGTTCGGGGAGCATTTCGGTGAGCGCACCGAAATGATCAGGACATGCCGAAAATTTTCATGAGGTCATCCACGCCTTTTGAGTCGGTGACCGGCGCGTGTTCGTTCTCCTCTTCGCCTTCGTGGTAGGCCAAGTCCCATGTCTGCTCGAAGAGTTTGCGCAGGCCGCGCGTTGATAAAGTAACATTTCCATCGCGCTCGAAAGCGGGATTTTTTGCCACATAGATTTTCCAGAGTTGTGATTTTTTCACAGGTCAGTTTTTCAATATATGCCAGGCGATGTGGCAGAGTTTGAGGGCGTCCATGAAGTGATCTTCTCTGACCTCTTTCCAGATATAGACTTGGCCGGAGGGCGTCTTGCGCGGCACGAGTTTTTGTCCGCTCAGGCCAGCGATAAATTCCGTGGTGATTTTTTTAGGGAGTTTGATCTCTGGCTTTTGATCTTTGATCCGATCGATAAACAGTTCGGTTTTGATGGCGTGATCGACAAATGTGTAAAGCACGACGCCAGGAAAGTTTTCGATCGCGGTGCGTGATATCCGAGTTCCAAATGTGGCGCTGCTACCCTTCGCAGGATGGTAAAAACCAGCCGATGCCTGACAGGCGGCATACACGCGAAATGTAGCGTATCCGCTGTCAATGAGGCCGCATTCTGGCGAGACAATATTCCCGCTTGGCGTTGTGTATTTCCTAAGTGGTGGATCCTGTAAAAGGTCTTCCACGGTGAGAGTAGTTCCGTAATCGATGACATACGACGCGCCATTTTCTGAAAACGCTGTCGTTACCCAGTGCTGTTTGTCCTGTCCGCAGTCAGCGCAGGTGACGACGACGCGGGGCTCGATGGGGCAGGTGCCTACATTGTAATCGCCTGAAAGTCCCAAAATCTTTGAATCTCCGATCGAGGTTTCGACCTGCTCCCACGGCATGGCCATGGTGCTGTTCGTGAAATCTTGGAGGCCGTTGATGGTGTCTTTGTCGCGGAGGAATTTGACCGCCAAAGCGCCGAAGGTGCAGGAGCGCCACGGGGCGTAGAGGGAATTGAGGTGGAAGGATCGGAAGCCGCGTTGCGCGGTGGGGTTGGTGGCTTGCCATTTTCCATCTGCGAGCATTTCCATTTTCTGGCCGTCGTTGATTTCGCCGCCGCATCGCTGGCAGAGGTAATGCGCGGACTCCTCGACGAGGGCCATGTTCCACTTGCCGGCCTCCTTGGCGGTGGCGTCCCACTTGACCTGCTCCCACAAAAGCTCGATGCGTTCGTGGCAGTGCGGGCAGGCGAGCATGAATTTCTCCTGCGTGCCTTTCAGATACTCCTGCCATATCGCGCCGTCTGGCGTGGTGGGAGTGCTGGTCTTGACGCGGAGAGCGCCGACGAAACTCTTCGTGCGGTTCTCGGCGAGGAAGAGGGCGCTGGTCTCGCTGTCGGTCTCGCGGGCGAATTTGTCCACCTCGTCCATGAGCAGGAGACCAGCGGGGCGGCTGGCGAGGTTTGCCGGGGAGTTGCTGCCGACGAAGACGAGGGAGCATCTGGAAAAATGCTGCTCGAGGTTTTTGAATTTGTGCCGGTCGCTGGGTATTTGTTCGCGGAGCGTGGCGCTGTCCTCGAAGAGCGGGAGCCAGCGCGTTTCGGAGAAGGATCGGGCGAGGCCTTCGGTGGGCATGACCCACACGACCGGCTGCGGCTTGTTGACGATGCGCCAGGCGGTGCCTGCTTGCACCATCGTGGTCTTGCCGGTCTGCGTTCCAAATACCAGCACGAGGTCGGAAACATCGACATCGCCAAAACACTCGAGCGGTTCGCGGAGGTAGGGCGTGAGGTCGGTGCTGAAATGCCCAGGGGATTGAGTCTGTCGCTCCGATAGCATGACCTCGTCCTCGCACCACTCGCAGACCGTTCGGGTGTCTATCGGTGCGAGCATCGCGTTGGCGGCCTGCATTAAGACTTCAATGCTCGCGGCCATATCTCGTCTTTTGCGCTTTCAATCAACCGGGCGCTCCACTCAAACAAGGTCTTCTCGACCATCTTTTGCGGCTGCATGGCTAAACGCGGGGCCATGGTTTTCGGCATGACTTCGGCCATCTGCCGAACGGGGAGCAGGATTCTTTGAAGAAACTCCAACCCTTCAGCGGTAAAGATCGTGATCTGTTGCATCCGCTGCCACTCGTCATAATCCTTCTGGGCTTTCACCCGATTATTTCTTGCCGCGATGTAAACCTGATTGGCCTTGCGGTAGTCTTCGATCGATCCGCCTCCGAGTTCGATTTCTTTGAGCTTCTGATGCGCGGCGTCTTCGGCAGCGATCGCACGATCAAGCGAGAGCTTCGGCGTGTTGGCCGATTCAATCGCGGGCTTGGTATCATTTGATACCTTGGCGGCGGGCGGTTGCGTTTGTAGCGGTTGAGCCGGTGCCGGGGTAGCCTTCGGGGGCGGCGTTGCTCGGTTGGTTTTGTCTTTGCGGTTGCGCGGCGGAGCGTTGATGGCGCGCCAGGCATTCGCGGCATCTACCGATCCGGTCGGCATGCCTCGCTTAACCAGCATGGAGACGAGTCCTTTGGTGCATCCGAGTTGTTTAGCGAGTTCAGTAACGCCCACTCTATTGAACGGGCGTCAAATATTGAACACTCAGAAAAAGACCGATCGACATTCCAACACTGCACGATTTGGCTGGGGGGTAGGGTTCCCATGCCACCCCCCTCATGTTGGCTCGGCGAGCTTGGCGTTGATGCGCTCGATCCATTTGTCGTCCTGCTTTGTTTTCTTTTTCTTCTTCAATGGCTTGCGCTTGGGTTTGGATAGCCATGGGAATTTCGTTTCGTGCGCCTGTTCAAGGGTTACGAATCGATGGCCGTCCTTGCATAGTCTGCGCCTGTAACCTTCGCGGGTGGCAATGACGCGGGTGTCGGTGCCACAGGTTGGGCAGGTCATGGATTGACTAAATCAAAATCAGAAAACCTGTTGCTTATGTTTGATCTAATACCGCCATAAGAATCGAATCGGCCCATGCCGCTGTCTGACTTTGCGTGTAAAACTCTGTCAGGTATTTCAGCCTCACAATCTCGGATTAAATCTAGTAACTCCCTTTTATCGTGATGGTTTCTTATTTGAATCTTCTCAACAAGAGCCTTTTGATCTTTTATTAATAGCTTTAACTCTTTCGTCTTTTGTTTGTTGTTATCTAATTTAGAATCAGCTAAATCATTTTTATACTGCTCAATAGTGCCTTTTGCTTGTGATAATTCCATGCAGCTTTCCCTGTATCTTGATTTGCCTTTGTTTAAGGCTTCCAGTTTTTTAGTGGATATATTCATGCCAGTAGCCCCCGGATCCGTGCGGCTGTCGTCTCCATAGGGGTGAGGAGTTCGAGGGCGCGGGTGAGCCGGTCGCGGTCCCACTTGCCGATGTCGTCGGACATCTTGCGCTCCCAGAGTTGGAACTTCTGACTCAGCCCCTCGATCGTCACGATCGCTGTGGTTTTGTCCGTAGGATTCAGCGTGGGCTTTTCGGCCGGCAATGCCAGCCCGAGGTCCAGCTCAAGTTGGAGTTCCGTGTCCGCCATAAACTCCGCGCCCCACCGCTTGGTCGCATAGTCTCGGGATTGAGCCAGCCACTTGGATGCGGCGTGCTTGCAGGTCAGGATGTCCTTATGGATCGCCATCCACTCCTCGCGGGTGGCGTCTGGGTTGATGGTCACGCCGCTGAGGGTGTATGTCTTTTGGTCGATGAGTTGTGTCATGGTGTTGTGGTTTTGAGTGATGCTCTGTATCTGGCAATGGCTGCCGACTTGGCGGCCGTGTGTGGATCCGTGGCTTTCGCCCGGAAGGTTTCTCTGGAGGAGTTTCGTTTGCGGAACTTCGTGCAGTCGAATGTGTCGCGCTTGCCGCTGAGGACATCGCGCACGCCGACCGTGTAATGGCTCACGAGCGCCCTGGTGACGCCCAGCTCCCGAGCCACTTGAGCCTGCGACATCTTGCCGTTGAGCTGGTCGAGGCCGGCCGCGAAAGCGATGGCGTTCGCCATGACGGGGAGGTTGTTTGTCTCGAGCAATAGCCCGACGACCTTGCCAAGGGTCAACGCCTGCTGGCGAACCTCGGCGGCCTGGAGCATCGCAATGACCTTGCGGGCCACGGCGGGCGTCGTGCCGAGTTCATCGGCGAGCGTGTCCTCGGGGGTGTCGAGGTCGTAGTCTGGCATATAGGCAGGCTCGCCGTTTCTTGCGGTGAAGGTGTTATTCATGAGAGTTCCCGTAGTTGAATCCCGAGCGTTGGCGTGAGGCCTCGATCTTCCGTCGTTCGGGCGTCTTGGCCCAAAAGCGATCACAGGCGGCGGACATTTCTTCCAGCATGTTAGCGAGCCAGGCTTCTCGAAACTCGCGGAAGCCCGCCACCTCTTGGACGATCTTGCCGTGTTTGCCGAATCGTGGCTTTTTGCGTTTGCTCATGGCTTGGCCGTCCTCCGGTTGAACTCCGCGATGAGCAGCGCGTCCGCCGTGGCGTGGGTGACCTTGAGGGTCGGGAAAAGCTCCTGCGCCCGGCGTTTGCTCACATTCTTATCGCCCTTGGTAAGGCAGCCCATTGCCTTTTGCCACGCCTGCGGACGGATTCGCTCGTAAGGCACCCGCAGCGCGGTCAGAACCGCTTGAAGGCGTCCATACCCCTCGCCAAAGGTGAAAGCCGATTTGACGCCCATCTGCGGCGAAGAGTGGACCAACTCCAGCACCGCCCGAGGCTCTGCCAGCGAAATGGCATCACTGAGGAGGTCGATGAGGTCTCGGTCTGTCTCGGGCATTTTGTGCGCCCATGGTTCGCCGAGGGTTGGGATAAACGCGATACCGCCGGACAAGCCGGGGTCTATTCCTATGTAGAGTTTCATGAGTCTTGTTGTTGGGTGAATTTGGCGATGGCGCCGTCCATCTGGACCGGCACCGCGTGGCCGCGCTCGCCGTCGCGGTTTTTGTCGAGTGAAATGAAAGATTCATCTCCGTGGCGGATCATCCACACATGGTCCGAGTGCATCCCGATGGCGCGGGATTCGCGCAGTTTGCCGTCTTCGTTGAGCTGGCTGGCCGTGGCGACCGCGATGTTGAGTTGCAAAGCCAGCGCCTTGAGCCGCCGGGTGATCTCCGAGACATGCTGCTCGCGTGTTTCGTTCGATGCCATGGCCCGCAGGTGGACGAGTTGCACATAGTCCACGATCACGAGATCCGCGTTGCCCTTGCCCGCGAGGTCACGCGCCGAGGCGTCGATCGACTCCATGTCGGTAAAGCCCGACTCGACCACGAGGCCGGATTGGGAAATCAAAGCCGAGGCCGAGTTGAATTTCGCCAGCATGTCCTTGTTGACCGATCCCTTGGCGCCCGCGATGCGGAAGACGCCGACATTAAAGCCCGCCAGGTGCGAGACCATGCGAGCGAGGACTTGGGTGGCCGGCATCTCGAGGCTGAAGACCGCCACCTTTTTGCCAGCGAGGACCGCCTGCACTGCCATCTGGAGGAGCAGGATCGACTTACCGCCCGAGGTCGGCGCGCCGATCGTCAGGAGTTCACCCCGCTTGACGCCGCCATTCGTCCAGCGGTCCAGACGATCGATGCCGGTGCCAAATGCCTCCGCAGGCGTGTGGTTTTCGAGTTCCTCCGTCAGTTTGAGCAGGAGGTCTTTGGTCGAAACCCTCGGGCGGTCCACCATCATCGCCGCCTCGGAGAGAGCCAGCGACACGCCGGCAATGTCTCCCTCCTGGCGAAGAAAAGCCCCCTCGGCCTCACGCACCGCGGACAATGCCCGGCGATACCTTGCCGCGTCCATCAGCGCGCTCCGGTGCCATGCCGCCGTTTTGGCGTCGCCGGTTGGCATGAAGTCCACCAACTCGGTGAAGGCGTGCATCCCACCGATCGCGTCGAGTTGGCCCTTGGCTTCGAGCCGCGACTGCACCGCGAATGGGTCGGTCGCCATACCGGTCTCGGCGAGTTCCTTCGCCGTGGTCAAAATGATTTTGTGCGCCTCCGAAAAAAACAACTCCTCCGGCCAGGACATGACTCTCAGGCATTCGAAGTTTTGCAGGATGCAGGAGATCGCGGCCTTCTCGGCGGTTTCGTTGAGTGGGACGCTTGGGAGCATCGGGATAATCTTGGGGAGTGTTGTCATACGCAGGTAGGGAGGAAGCGGTCGCAAGACCGCTCTTTATTCTTCTCTTCTCTGGTCCCGTTTTTGTCCTTCTCGGATCGGGACATTTTCGGGACATAATCGGGACGCCGTTGCTTGGCTTTGTTCGCCGCGTTAAGTGCTCGCTCCTTAGCGCTTTGGCTTATGTGCCTGTCAAAGTTCACGAAGGTCATTTCCGTGTCTTTGATCTTCAACCAGCCCGCTTCGACCATACTTTGCGCGAAGCGTTCGTGACCCCCGATCGTGTTCAAATGTGGCATCGCCGCGATGTGTGTCCTTCCGCCAGCGGGACAATTTCGGGACGCCCAGGCCCATACCTTCACGAGCCTGCCGACCACTAAATCCGGATCCATTTCGCAGGTCGCCGCGATCTGGAGCACCTCGGGCTTTTCAGCCACATGGTGCTCGATTTTCAGCCATTCTCCGGCCATATTATTTCTTCCCCTTCATTGTGTTTGCATTGCGCTCGATGTATTTCCGAACGCGCTCCATGTCGGCCTCCGCCACCGCCTGTTCTGCCAGCGAGTAAGTGTGCCGGTAGTTCGGCAGCGGCTCCAGGCGTTGAATGCGCGGCCCGATCGGGCAGCCGTTCAGACAGATGGAGATGCGGAGCGAGAGGTCGTGGGTCATGTTAATCTTCCTTCTCCATTGCGGAATAATACGCCTCGTATTCGGCGTAATCATCAAACCCTGCGGCCCTTGCTATGGCATCCATCCGCTCGGCCTCTTTTTCCATTTCCTCAAGTTGGTGTTGTTTAGTTGCGCCCATTGAATCGCCTTTCAAATCTTTGAATTCAGCAAGTGGTAGGCAACTTCCTCGGGAAGTTGAAAGCCTCGCCCTCTGATTGCGTAGAGAAACGAAACAAACTCAGCTTCAATTAAATATCCGCTTGATCCGATCTCACTGTTTAAGTGTGTCGCGCAAGCCGATTCAGCAATTCGGTTAATTGGTGAAATATCAAACTTCCAATTTGAGCAATCTTTTGGCCCCATGTATCTAACCACAAAGAACGGGATTTCTGCGCGGGTCGCTAAATACGAAAGCGCTCGGATTGTAGGGTGAACTCTTGAAACAGGCCGTGCTCTAAAGTTTTTATATTCAATAATGCCAGCCGGTTTCCCGTAGTCGTATTCGACCATCAGGAAATCCAAGTCCACAGCAGGACAATTTATTCCCCACTCCCGGTGGCGTTCGCTCAATGCTTGATCTCTCCACCCTGTTCTTTCTTGAGTAGTCATTTTTTTAATTGTGAAAATGCTTGCAATGCACGGGCCTTTGCGGTTTCCGCATGAAACGGATCAATGTCGCATCCGATGAATCGACGGCCCAAAGCGAGAGCCGCAACCGCCGTTGTTCCGGCTCCAACAAACGGATCGCAAATCAGGTCTCCTGGCTTGGTTAGCCGATCAACCAGATCGACCATTCCGCTCTCGGATTGGCCCCAACCGTGAAACCGCTTGTCGTTGTCGTTCACCTTGCTTATGGCGACATCGCCAAACCATTCGTCTGCTTCACCGAATAACAGAATCGGCTTCCAGAATGTGTTGACCTTCGCCTGCCATTGCTGAACCGCTTGGCCGCCTGGCGTCATGTAGGCGAGCGTCCACCGATATTTCAGGTGTTTGCTCATGGCCGCGTAGATTTGCGGCAGGTAGCTCTGCCCTGCCATGGCCGCAACCACCTTCACGCCAATTTTCGCGCAGTGCCTTGCCAGCTCTTCATACAGCGGCAAAAACTCCTCTGGGTAGGGCGGGTCTGTTACAACCGCGTCAAGATGCTCAATGCCTTGGAATAAATCCGCCATCGAGCAAGCCCTGATGTCGCAGACGGACAGAAAGTCAGGAGTGCTCGCGATTTCTTCAACCGCGTTGCGGAGCTTTTGCTGCTTTTCTTCCCGCTTCTCTTCTTTAACGATGTCCTTGTGCGCTTGGTTGATGCTAATTTCTCCGCTCGCCAGCTTGGCTTTAACTTGCGGAGTTGCTCTCTCTTCGATCTTCTCAACCTTGGCGATGGTATCATGTGATACCCCGGCCATTTCGGCGAGTTCGCGCTTAGTGTCGATATGATCGACCACTTTGTCAGATTTCTGACAACCTGCTATGCCGCCACCACCGCCTTCGGATTGATTTAGCTTTGCTCGCGAGGCAATCAGCTTTTTCATCTTGAGTGCCAGCCTTGCCCTCTCATAAGCCGGGAGATTTCGCCGGCCGAATTGGTTTCGGATAATCCACACAAGAGCCTCTGATCTGTCGGCGTGAGGCATTTGCACCGTCTCAAACGAAACGCCATGGCGCGTGCAAATCTCGTGGCGGTTGTGTCCGTCGATCAGAATTTCACCGTTGGGTTCCAAAAAACCCGCATCTGGTCCTTCAACGCCAAGCACCCAAGAATTGCGCCAGTCTTGCATGTATTCATCCGATGGGTTGCGGTAGCGAACAAAAGCAAACTTCCCGCTTCTGGCTATAAATTCGGCCTGCCAACCCATACAGACATCACCAACAGATTCCTCAATTTCTTCTTCTGTTAAAAGTCTCCCGGTTAGTTCTTCTGGTTCAAATTCGCTTTCATCAGGCGGAACCGTCCACACCACCAGCGGGTCGCGGCACCCATCGCGCAGAATGTTGGCTTCCAGTTGGCTGAGTTCGTCAGGCGCTAACGGGGGGATTAGCGCCTTGAACTCTGGGTCGATTATGATCGATTGCATAAATCAAAACGGGATGTCGTCGGTCTCTTTGGCGGGTTTGGCTTTCGGCGCGGGGACCGAGGATTTGGGTGAAACCCAACTGTCAATCTCGTGGTATCCCGTGTCGTCATTGTGCTCCACGATCACCGTGCCGGTGCGCCCGACGAGGTGTTCCGGCTCCACGCTCGCGTCCTCGTTTGGGATGATGGCAAAGCCCAGCGCCTCGCGGATTTGGTCGATCTTCCAAGCCGACTTGGCCGTGAAGACCATGTTGTCGTAGATGGTGCCGCCGTTGCTGCCGTCCGGGAGTTTCACCCGGCACTTAAGGCGGATGTATTCGTTTCCGGTTCGGTCGCTGATCTTGAGTTCCGCGCCCTCGATCTCGACCTTGTGTTTTCCGGGCGTGATCTGTGGGGCTTGGGGTTCCTGTTGTTTGTAGGTAGGCATATTATTTTTTGGATTTGATTTGGCGCAGGGTGTTAATGGGTGACCCTGCTTTCACCGCGGATTCATCCACTTCCACCCCGGCTTCGAGGCAGAATTGGCGAAATTTGTCGGCGCTCATTTTTCCGCCTAGGGCGAGGATGAGCGTCTCTTTTGAAACATTGGCGGAGGCCCGAGCGATGGCATCGGCCTCGACGAACTGACGCCCCGCGCCGGTCGTGACCTTCCAGCCGGGGATGTCCTCACCAGCGGCGAGGCGTTCCTTCAGAGCATCGATGACCGGCTCGGCGATCTGTTTCTCGGCGAGCTTCCAGTTCGCAGCGAAGGCCGACAGCTCGACCGGATTGGCGAGGATTTGGTCGCGGATGTCGGAGAGTGCGAGGTCGGACTTGACCAGCGCCAGCGCCTCGGAGGATTGACGCACCAAGGCGCGGCACCCGTTTTGATGAGCGCACCAGCCGCAATACTCATTCGGCGTCGGCTCCGCCAACCGGCTCGACGCCTCGGCAATCACCGCCGAAACGGTCGCCTCGGCTTGCTCGCGGGTGAAGGTGTAGGTGCGGCGGAGGCGTTGGTCTACATAGACGACATGGGCCGTCCACGAGTCCGCAAAGTGCTCGTGCATACAGGCTAAACAATAGGCACTTAATTGTTCCCTATAACTCCTGACGGCTCCCGTTTTTACATCTGCCACCCACTGAGCGCGAACGCATACCGCATCGGCCGTTCCGGGTTTGGAAAGGCCCGGCACCTCCATACCGAGATGCTCCTCGCGGGTCTCGACATGGTAGCCACCGGAGAGCGTGCGGAGTTCGTCCACGCCCCACCGCGCCACCGCTTGATCCTCGGCGGTCAGCGCGTCGAAGGTCGTGGGATCATCAACCAAAAGCTCGCGGATCGCTCGATCCAGAAGCGTCCCACGCTCCGCTGCCGCGCTGGTGCCGGGCGCGCCCGTAAATAGGGCGCACTCGGCCAGCTTCGGCAGGGAACTCGGAGAGATTTCCTTAATCACGCTGCGACCTCCATTTGGGCGGTCGCCTTGGCGATGAGCGCTTGCGGGCGGGATTTGATTTGTGCCAGCAACTTCGGCGAGGCATTGCGCCAGGTCTCGCCCTCTTGGATGGATCCGTTGCCGGTTAGGAAGGTATTCACCGCCTCCTCGTTGGCTTCCAACAACTCCATGGCCGCCATCGTCTCGGCACCGAGGATTTCGACAGGCGCCGAGGTTTTGGGTGCAGGTTTGCCGAAGACATGCGCGACCGATTCCCACTCCATCGGCAACTCCTCGGCGAGGCCCGAGCGGGTCTTGGCGTCGTAGGCTGCCGAGTGGGTTGTGTAGATCACCCGCTCCTTGCCCCCTACCCCCTTGGCTTTGCCACCCTCCTGCGATACGGCCTTGGTTTTGAACCTGAAAAACCAAAGTTCATCCGCCCACTCTTTGACCAGCGGAGAGGACTGCTTCGACAGCTTCAACTCGTAACGGTCGTAAGCGGCGAGGATGTCCGGCGGCTCGGTGCGCTGAACTTTGCTGTGAGCCAGGACAACCACATGTTTACCCGCGTCGATGAGCATATCGAGAGCGGTCAAAAACCGGCTGACCTTTTCCGCCGCCATCACCCAGCCCTTGCCGAATCCGAAATCCTCGACGCTCTGCTTCTTGTTCGTAGCGAGCAGGTCTTCAACCGCCAACCGCTCCGCCCAGTCTGCCGAGTCGATCACGATCGTCTCGTAATCCGTCCGGCTGGCTTCTTGGATGCACTCGCCGAGTTCCTTCCAACTCGAGACCGCGACGCGGTCCACGGCGAGGTGGTTGCTACCGCCCTCAATGTCGAGGAACAAGGGAGAAGGGAACTTGCTGGCAAAGGTCGTCTTGCCGACGCTCTCGACCCCGTAAATGACCACCCGCTGTGGCCGCTGTTGTTTTCCTTTTACAATTTTCATATCACTCTGGTTTGTTTGTTGTTTGGTCTGCGTTTTTTGGGATGCGCAGCCCCCCTTGGCCCCTGCGTCCCCCTTGGGGACTAGCGAGGCAAAATCAGTCGAAATCCTCCATGTTGTCCCAGTCGCGCCCGAACTCCTCGCGGCGGTAGTAGCGCTCTTGGCGACGGCGCTCATTCATGCGCCCATCACGAAAGCCGAGGCAGTAGCAGGCCCACATGGACCCGAAGGCGATCGAGGAGAGAAGAACGGCTTCCCACGCGCTCATTTCGCGCCCTCCTCGGGAGGTTCGGGGAGGTTTTGCCAGTGAAGGACCGGCACCAAAACGCGGGCCGCATTCGTAAACCGCCAGACGCCGGCATCCAAAAAGCCGGTCGCCACATCGTCATCAGCCGTGTGGATGATGACCTCGATGTCTTCATCCGGCATCTCAACCGCTGCGGGGATCCACCGGCTCATCGTGCCAGCCTCCAAGTGATCGCCGCCAAAATGAGCGGCAGGGTGATAACTTGCAGGAAGTCGATTGCGTATCCGATACAGCGAAGCGTCGTGTCGTGGTCCATTACGCCGCCCTCCGTTCCAGCCGAGTCGAAGTCGGCCATGAGTGGTGCTTGTTCTGAAATTCAAGCTCGGCATCCACGCGGGACTTCGCCCAAACATAATCGCCGAACCGGCCAAAGACCCCGTTTGCTTGGCAGTAATAAAGGTTCATTACGCGGCCCTCCTTTTGCGTGCTGGGACCGTCGTGCGATTCGCGGTGGAGGCGTTCCGATAACCCCACCAGTCGAGGAAGGATTCCCTGACGATGTGCCAGCCACCGCACCGGCCGCGTGGCATCGAGGCGCAGAACTCGCCTCGCTTGATGTAGTCGCGGATCGAGCGGCTGGAAAAACCCGTGAGGCGCTGAGCCTCGTGCATGTCTATGTAAACATCGGAAAGGTTCATTTCTTCGCCCTCCGTTTGTTTTTCCGATCCACCATTTCGCGGACCGCTTGAACGATCACTTTGCTCAGTGTCGTGTCGTTTGCTTCAGCTTCCCGCTTGATCTCCTGCCAGAGATCAATCGGGAAACACGCTCCCTGTTTTTTGTTGCTCGCTGTCATGCGGTGCACTTTTTTATTTCGGTGCACTTTTATCAATAAAAAAAAGTCAATGGGGTGTTCTCCCCATACGAAGATTTCTATTGACATCCGCATGGGGACAAGGTTTGCGGGCGAAAATATTTTTTTGTGCACCGAAAAAAAATAATTGGTTGCAAGGGTGCACCTATTCGCTGACATTGTTTTCGTTGTGGGTCGGCACAAAAAACCAGACAGTGAAAAAGTGAAAAAACCGGGCGTCTCTTTGACCCCGGAGTGCCAAGATATTTTAGCCAAAATCATCCGCTACGAATTTGAAGTGAACCAGACCGACATGGTTCCATCTCAAGCCATCCGTAAGTGCATGAGGCTCGCGTGGGACTACCACTACCGGGCAGCTTATGAGAGGCACCAATCGAAGAAACAGCCCCTCCCCCAGGGCTCGTCTTCGAATATTGTGCGCCCACAATCCGTGACCTCCGATGGTGGATTGTCAACTCACCAAACTGCGATCTCCCTCCAGGGTGGCAAGGCGAAATAATCGACCTGACCGCCTAAACCCTCCACCACGCCCGCCAGTCCGCTTTGCGAGACGGCACCGCGTAGGTCTTGAGAACGAGAGCCGTCGAAGAATGCCCGAGCTGATGCGCCGTCTTGCCAGCATCCTGGCACCGTCCGAGGTGGTAGGTGGCGAAAGAATGGCGTAGGGCGTTCTCGGGTAGCTTGGCCCACGGGACGACGCCATCGTTATTCAGCCTCTCGATCAACGCCTCACGCTCTCGATAAAGGCGGAGCGATTTCGGAGGAACGATCAGGCCAGATTTTCCTTTGAAAAATTCCTTCCGCTTCTTCATCGGCTCCGTGAAGTCCACGATGCGCTCCGGCAGGCCCGAGCTTTGTTTTGAAACCTCCCGCCGCACCTCGATCTGTCCCGTCTTCGCATCGATATCATCCCACCGCATCCGATGGACTTCGATGGACCGCAACCCAGCAAAGGCACCGAGAAGAAACCAAGCCCGAAGCGCGTCGCTCATCTCCGCATCCAGAATCGCCCGCAGTTCCTTCGCCGAGATCAGTGACCGTTTACTCTCCGCCTCCGGCGCAATCACCCGGCGAAATGGATTCCGATCTAGAAGTTCCATATCCACGCACCACCGAAAAAACCCGGAGGCGTAACGATGCCACCCCGCCCGCGTCGTCGGCGCGCCCTTAATCTTTCCAAAGACCCGAGCCGCCTGCATCGGAGTGACCGCCGCCACCGCGCCAGGGAACGCATCCAAAAGCTCCCCACATATTTTTTCCAACTTCTCCCTGTGCCGCTCCGAGCTGCCCACCTTGGAGGCGATGTAATCCCGCACCGCGGATTTCATAGACATGCCGCTCACCTGCTCCTCCGCGAGCGAATCGGTCCCACCTTTCTGAAGTTTCTCCAAAAGCCCCGGCCCCGCCGCCCAAGCCTCCGCCTCCGTGCGGTAAAACCGGCGAATCCTCTTGCCAAAAATTTTCTGTGGAATCGTCAGCTTCCAAGGCGTGCTGGGACGCTGCGGGTATGGACTGACAAGAAAGGCACTCATGCTGTTGCCCAGACTTGTTGCCCGTGTTGCCCGAAATCGCAACTACTTTCTTCCACTAGCCGCCGCTTCCCGCCCGTTGTTTCTGAAAGCCAAACACCCGCCGAGCCGCATAAAACCTAGCTCAAATCGTCACAAAGCACTCTGCCGGCGGCGGGACTTGAACCCGCACTCCGCTTTCGCGAAAACGGATTTTAAGTCGCTTTCTTGGGTTTGTTTTGCAATGATTTACGGGAGTGTTGCCCGTTGTTGCCCTAAAGGACTTTATTGAGAGCCGCGAGGAGGGCGGCGTGCGCGGCGGGGGAGCAGTCGTCTTTGCGACCGGGCGCGATGTCGGCGTGGCGCAGGATGTTTGCGAGGGGGATGTTGTTTTCGCGGAGGATAGGCAACAAGTATTCGACGGCGGAGAGGAGGGCGTCTTCGCTGAGCGGAGTTTGGTAGGTGTCGCCTTCCCAGGCTAGGCCGACGCTGAATGAGTTGGCGTCTTTGCGGCCTTGCCAGCTTGAGACTCCGGCGTGCCATGTTCTCTGGCTCGGCAGGGCGAGGGCGGTGCGTTTGCCGTTGCGAGCGATAATGCAGTGATACGAGACTTTGCTCACGGGGTCACAGCACCATGAGACGCTGCCCGCATAGGCTCCGCTGGTGTGGTGCAAGATCACATGGGTGGGCTTGATCACGCGGCCCGCGCTGATGTTGGGCGTGCGCTTGTTGGTCTGTTGGTAAAACTTTGGCTCGGGCTTGAGGGTGCCGGAGGTTTTGGCGGGGGAGGTTTTGGCGGGCTTCGCGGGCTTCGGCTCTGGCTGTGGCGCGGGGGATACCTGCGGCTTGGGGAGCATGAAGAAGCGGGCGAGGAGGGAGATCATTTGTCCTTGAGCGCGGGCAGGGTTTTTTGGAACTCACCAAGAGCGTTCCAGAGGTCGCGGTTCGCGGCTTCGCCTTCAGTCAGGCGCGGCTCAAAGCGAACGCTGGTGCGGATGTGCAGCGTGCCAGCCTCGCCGATGCGGTCGCCGAAAGGAGGCATCGGGACGGCTACGCATCCACTCAGAAAACTAATCGCCAGAAAAACCCACGCGAGCATCACTGCGGTCGCGGCGACCTGTTTAGGGTTCATTATTTCCCTTTGCGGAAAATGTTGATCGTTCCGACGAGGCCGAGCCCGGCGGCGATGATCTGGTTTTGCATCTCTGGCTCGAGCTTCACGCCGAGAGCGACTGCGACGAGGATGAGGCCGCGCCATGTGCTGTTTTCCGAAAGACGATCGAGGACAAAATATATTGCGTTCATCGTTTTGGCGGAGGTGTCAAAGGCTCAAGGCTTTTCCAGCTTGCGCTCGACGCGCTCGATTACGGCTTTTGCGCTGGCGATGACTGAGAGCATTTCTTGGTTGGCGGTTTTGAGGTGAGCCACAAACTCGGCGGTTTGCGTGTCCATTCGGTCTTGCAGGCTGTCGAGGCGGCCTGTGAAATAGCGGAAGAGGACACCGATCGCCGCCAAGCCGATGATGAGGAGGGCGACAAACAGCCAGCGGTCGGATTGACCGCTGGCGTGAGTCGTGAGGGTGAGGAGTTCCTCAGTCATCTTAGCTGTTCGCCTGGGCGATGAGGTTGCCGACGATTGCCGTGGTCGCGCAGTTGTTGAGGCGCTCCACGACAAGGGCGTCGGTCTTGACCTTAATCGCGGCGACATCGCTGTTGGCTGGCGCGGTGTAGGCCGAACCAGCAAGGCGCGTGCTAACGGCTTGGTCGACTCGGGCCAACTCGGTGGCAAGCTCCGAGCGGACGGCTGTTGCCACGGTGGCGGCGCTTGGGGCTGTCGCGCCGCTGACCGGTGCGTCGAGGCGAGCGAGTTCGGTGGCGAGTTCCACGCGCACCTCGTCGGCGATGGCGGCGGCTGTTGGAACGGTTGGCGCGTTGGTCAATGTCGTGACGGTCGCCAAGGTGCCGGATGGCGCGAGGCGGCTGGAGACGGCGGCATCGATGCGGCCGAGTTCGACCGAAAGCTCGGTGCGGACTTGGCTGGCGATTTCGGCTTCGGTCGGGACATCGGGCGAGTTGGTCAGCGTTGTGACGGTGCCGCCGGTGATCTCCTTGGTGCTTGCGGACCAGACGGCTGTTGCCACAGAGGCCGCGCTCGGAGCGGCATCGGTGGGGATGCTGTCGAGCTTTCCGCCGTTGCGCTCGAGGTCGGCGCGGACTGCGGCGACGAGCGAGACTTCGCTGAGGTTCTGGTTACCGATGGCTCCGACGATGGCATTGAGCACGGCTTGGCCGTCTGCCTCGTTGAGGAGCGATCCTTCGACGGCGGTTGCGATTTGCGCGGTGGTCGGGATGTCGGATACCGCTGCGGGCGAAGCCGGGAGGTTGTCGGTTTTGCTCTTAATCGCGGTGATGTCCGAGTTTGCTGGCGCTGTGTAAGACGCCGAAGCGAGACGGCTCGAGATGGAGGCGTCGAGGTTCGAGATTTCGGTCAGCTCGGTGCGCACGGCGGTGGCTACCGAGGCCGCGCTCGGCACGCTCGGGAGGTCGCCGGTCGTGAGGGTTGATCGGCTGGAGATCGTGGCGTCGAGGTTCGCCAGTTTGGTGCTGTTGGAATCCATCTCGGTGCGGATCTGGACCACGGTCGGGATCGAGAGGGCGGAGATGGCGGACTCGACGAGGCTTTGATCTGCGGGGTCGCTTGGGAGATTGTCGGTCTTGCTTTTGATGGCCGAGATGTCCGAGTTCGCGGGAGCCGTGTAGCCCGAGGAAGCAAGGCGCGAGCTAGTCGTGGCGTCGAGGTTTTCGACGCCGGCGCGGCCAAGCACCCAGAGGCTTGGTATGTGCTGGGCGTCCACCGTCGAATCGCTGGTTTTGAAAATGGCGGCGTATTCGCCCTCTGAGGAATTGTCGGTTGAGAGCGTGTAGGCATACAACCCGCCGCCGAGGGCCGTGGCGCTGCCTGCGGTCACGATTTGGGTGCCGCTTGGATTGTAGATGTCAACGGCGACGGTGAGGCCGGTTTTGCCTTGTTTGCTCGCCGTGTAGAAAGCGAGGAATTTAACGGAGGTGGAGACTTGTTCGAGCATGGTTGGTGGTGGGTTTAGATTTCTTCTTCGGGTTGAGGTAGGAGCGGCAGGACTGCGGACATGGAGAGGACTTCGACGCTGGGGAATAGCTCGGCAGGGAGATGCGCGAATCCTTGGGCGTAAAGTCCTCCGGGGCCGATTTCAGTCAGGAGGTCGGCGCAAAGCATTTTGCGGCCATCGACGAGATCGACGGGCGCGGCCACATGGCGGGGGTTGCCATGCTCGGCTTGCACGGCGGCGAGTTGCGCGGCGAGTTCGGAGCTAAAAACGAGAGCGAGGTCTTTTGTGCCTTCGTAGCTCACTGGCTGGGTAATGAGGTCGGCGAGGGTCATGGTATGGCGGCGGCGAGGTCGGTCATGAGGTTGGACACACGGGTGTCGAGGAGGGCGAGGTCGAGGTTTTCGCCGATGGAGTAAAACGAGACCCTACTCGTTGAATGCATGTTCGATTGATTGCTCCCAAAAACTCGAATTGCTTCTGAATTCGGCGTGGTTGAGTTATTCGCTGTCGTCGTTGAGACCGAATAAATCCGACGCACAAATTGAGTGGCTGAAAAACGAGAGACGCCGATCAACCCAGTGGCAACAGTTGCATCTCCGCCTCCTGTCCGAAATCCACCGTCAGCGGAATTTGCTGCAAAATACTGGCGTCCAGATGTGGACTGCGTGTAGAGGTGGGAGTGTCCTCCCGAGGAAAATCGCGTTCCCAAAACAACGGTATCTGCCGATGTCGATTCTGGCTCTGTTTTCCAAACGGCGAGATGTTTTGAATTTTGCGGGTCCGCATTATTTAAACGGTTTGCAATAAGTCGCTTTGGTGAGCCGCCCTTTAATCCCGTTTCTCGGTTGTAGTTGCTGGTAACAAAATTGTTATTCGTCGGAGCGGTTCCGACGAGTGGGACGAGCGCACCGGAGAGCGAGCGTGCGCCTGCGAGAATGCAGGAGGACTTGAGGGCAGACCAGATGCCGTCCGCTTTGCAGCCGGTGATGAATGATTCGACCGCTGTAATGACGCCAGACTCTAGCTCTTGGCCGTCGGCTTGTTCGACGGAGAGCAGATAAGCGTTCGCGTCGTTGTCGTCAGAAACTCGGCGCATCGTGGTTGGCACGCGCAGCGGGGAGAGTTGGCCGTAGAGTGGCGTGATCATGCGAAGGCTAGGTTTTGCTTGTTAGACCACGCGCCGGTGGCGCTGGCTTCGGTGCTGGTGGTGGCTGCGGCGTTGAAAATGGTTCGGGAGATTTCCCAGTTGGCGCTGTCGTAGACGCTGCCGGAGTTGGGGAAGTCGGCGTAGAGTAGGAAGCCGAGGAAGGTGGTGGTGCCGTCGGCGGAGATGTCGAAGGACCAGACGCGGTCGGGCGCGTCTTTGGTGCCGGCCAATTTATACACCTCTCCCGTGCTGGGATTGCGCGAATAGAGTCGGCGGTCTGTGTGGTTCACACAAATTTCTCCCAAGGCCAGGTCGGAGGAGGCTGGGACTTTCGACGCTACGGTCGAGGATTTGGGCTTGATGATTGGGTTTGCCATGTGGCGGGGTTTGATTTTGCGGAGTTAGACCCCCCGCGTGGCGGAGCGCTATGGAGCGCCCCGCCGGGGTTGGTGGGCTGGTTAGTAGCTGCCGCCGTCGATGGTGGTCTCAAGGGCAGTGATGCGGGTCTCGTGGTCGGCCACATCGGCCTCGACTGCGTCAAGGCGGCTGTCCGCGCTGGCGTTTTCGAGGGTCGTGATGCGGTTGCTCAACGAGGTATCGGCTGTCGAACGAGTCGAGCTTTCCGAATCCAGATTGCTCTGGACTGCGGCGATGTCGGACTCGAGGCCGGACACATCCGAAGCGCGAGCGGCGGCCTCGGCGGAGACTGCGGCGATGCGGGCGGACTCTTCCGAAACGATATCGGCTTCCGCTGCGGTGACTCGTGTGGTCAGCGCGCTGAGGTCGCTCGAGACGCCATTGATCGAGGTCTGGAGGCCAGAATCGCCAGCGATGCGTGCGGTCTCTTCAGCGGCGATGTCGTCGTTGATAGAGAGGATGGCGGCTGCCAGGGCGTTGTCGTTGGTGAGGTCGACGCTGTTGATGAGGTCGACGATTTCTTTGAAATTATCGGCATCAGCGCTTGATGCAGAAAGAATTGCGTCGATGCGGCCTTTCTCTGTCGAGATTTTGCCGTCGAGAACGAGGTCGGCTGCTTCGCGAGCGGATTGCTCGGCGGAAACTGCCGCGATGCGCGCTGTCTCCTCGGCGGAGATATCGTCAGCGAGGTCGCTTTCGGCACCTTGGGCGCGGGAGATTTCGGCGTTGAGGTTCGAGGTGAGCGTCGAATCCGCTGCGCTCCGCAGGTCGGCTTCGGCTTGGACCGCGTCGCTGACGAAGGTCTTTTTGGCGAAGACGCCTTCACCGCCGATAGGCAAAACGCCTTCGGAGGTTCCGATGTATAAAACCTTGTTTAGGGTGTCGAAGGCTGGCTCAGAGCCCTGCAGATTTACGGGCTGGCCACTGCCTCTTTTTAGTTTGATGATAGGGTTCGGCATTTGATTTTTTTAGGTTGGTGGTGGTTGGTTGGGCTGTTCGTGGGTGGGTGAGTTGTCAAAAATTGCCCGCGTCGATGACCGGGATCATCAAGGCGTAGGCGGCTGCGGACGGGCTCCAGCGGTAGGGCATCCCCTCGTCCATCGCCATATACAGGCGGTCGGATTTTCCGACGCTCGGGAAATTTGAGCGCGTGGGATACTCGACGACGATGCCTGGCAGGGTTAGGTCAAACGCGGAAAGGTCGAGCGTCTGTGTGAGGTTGCTTTCGGTGATTGTTGTCATGCGAATGCAAGAGTCTCCCGGTTAGCCCACGAGCCGGTGGCGGAGGCGGTGGCGAGGATTTGGCCGGCGGCGTTGAGGGTGCTGCGCTTGACGGTCCAGCTTGTGGCGGTCTCGGGGAGGGCTGGCGCGGCGGGGCGGTCGGCATTGAGGAGTCGTCCGCTGTAGGTCGTGAGGCCGTCGAGGCTTTGATCGAAGGCGTAAAGGTAGAGGGTCGGATCGAGCGGGGGCTGGACGGTGCGGAGGCCGAGGGCGGTGCAGCTGATCTGCATCCCGGCGCTTGGAGCGGAGTCGAAGGTGATCGTGCCGGTGGCTTCGCTGACCGTGTAGTCGGTGGTGGGGGTTTGTGTGACGCCGTTGAGGGCGACGAGGACATGCTCGGGATCGCTGCTGACGAGTCCGTCGATTGGGAAGGTGACGCTGGTGCCGTCGCCTATGCGCACGGTGGTGTTGATCTGAAGGCCGGGGGCCGAGGCGATGATGTAGGACGAAAGGCCGGTGATCTCGGTTGCGGCGTGGGTGTGGGCGGAAGGTGCGAAGGTCGTTGGCTTGCCGGTGAGCGATGACCAATCGACGGGCGGGGAGACGGCGACGACG